CCCTGATCTCCGCCTCTGCCGCTTCAACCTGCGCCTCCAACTCCTCTTTGCCGACGGTCTTGCTCTGTTCCTCCGCCAGCTCTGTCCGGGCCTCGGTGATCTCCCGGTCTATGTCCTCCATCTCCGCATCCAGCTCAAGGACGCGCCGGGCCGCCGTCGCTTTCCGCTCCCGTGCTGCGGGGAGCTGCTTCTCTTTCTCCGTCCACTGCCGGGCAACGGCGATTTCGCTCCGCAGGCGGTTGTAGGTGTCGTTCGCCGCCGCAAGGCTGGTGAGCTGCTGCTCAACATCTGCCAGCTCCCCCCGGCTCTTTTGGGCGGTATCCTCTGCGCTCTCCAAGTCGCTCCCAAGCTCCGCCGCCCGTTCCTCCATCAGCTTCAGCTCGCTCCGCTTTGCCTCAAGGCTGCGGTATTCCCGTTCGTTGGCCTCAAGGGAGGACACAGCGAGCCGCAGGGAGGCGATTTCCTCCGGGACGTACTTCCTGCCGTCGTACTCCGCCTGCGCCGCAGAGAGGGCATCAAGGGCCGTCTGGCGGCTACTCTGGTATGTGTCCTCAAGTCTGGCGAGCTGTTCCTCCTTAGAGGGGATAGCTTCTTTTGCCATCTGCGCATCCTTGAGGAATTTACAGGTAGCTTTCGCTGCGTCCGGGCACCCGCTGTTCTCAAGCATGGCGGCTTTCCCCTTGAGGGAGGAAATCTGCTGTTCCGCCTGCCATATGACCGTTTTGGATTCACGGTTGATTTCATCCAGCTCCGCCTGCGCCGCCGCGAGCTTGTCCTTTGTCGCCGTGTACTCCGGCATGAGCTTTTCCAGCTCTGCGAGCCTGCTGACCGCCGCCTCGTACTCCGCGTGTTTCCCGGCCAGCTCCTCCTCCCGCGTGAGGGCCTGTTTCAGCGAGCTTACCTTTTCCGTGGCAGCGGCTTTCTTCCGGCGCGTCTCCGCCGCCGTGTACTCCGCCTCGCTGATCGCGTCAATGAGCTTCCCTTTCCGGGCAATCATGCTGTCATAGGTGGCCTTTCCGCCAATCAGCTCCTTTTCCTGTTCGAGCAGGCGGTTCAGCTCCGCCACGCCAGCGGCGATTTGCGGCTCCTCTGCGAGCACGGCATCTGCCGCAATGACGATTCCTACCTGCGAGGTCTTAGCGGCCTCCTTGGTGGCTTTCTGCCCCGTGAGAGAGGTGATCTTGCTGTTGAGCCGCATTACCCGGCCCGCCGCTTCAAGCTGCGTGTTGAGCTTGACCTTGAGACTGTTCGTGGCTGCCGTCTTTTCCTGCGCCGCCGTCTCGTAGTTCTTCCGGCACTCCTCCTGATACGCAAGCTGTGTGCCCAGCTCCTCCATGTCCGGCGCTCCGGCGAGGATGGTGTCAACCCTGTCCATAAGGGAGCGGATGGCGCGGTTGGTTTCGGTGGCCTTGTCTGCCGCCAGCTCCTCCATTCCCCCGTAAATCCCCAGCCCGAGGATGCTGCCGAGGATGTTCATGCGGGCCTCTTTGTCCGCCTGCAAAAAGAGGCCGTACTGGTCTTGCATGATAAGGGCGCAAGCCTTGAGGGTCAGGCTGTCCATGCCGATGATGTTGATGATCTCCTGCTGTGTATCCTTGAACTTTTCCTTGGAGCGGTCTACCCACTCCCCCTCAACCTGTTCCGAGATGTTCAGCGTGGCCTTGCCGCTTTTCTGCCGGGTTCGTGTCACGCGGTAGAGGCTATCCCCCAGCCGGAACGTAAACTTGATAGCCCCGCTGCGGGCCTCCGGGTCGTTGCGAATCCAGCCCGTCAGCTCCCCCTCTCGCGGCTCCTCGAAAAGCGCGTCCAGCATAGCGTCCATGAACAAGCTGCTTTTCCCTACTCCGTTGGAGCCGTTGATGGTGCAGAACTGGATGGGGTCGAAGCTGAAAGTTTCCTCCCGGTAGTTCCGGTAGTTCTTGACCTCAATCTCCACCGGGACGAATACTCCCGTGTGCCGCTCCTGCGCGGCCTTTTCCGTGGCCTCCGCAATGATGGGCCGGGCCAGCTCCACCAGTTGCCCAACGCGCTCCGGCTCCATGCCCTTTTCTGCGAGGTAGTCGGTAAGGTTCCCCTCCGGGGTGCTGTCTGCGTCCATGCTCCGGCGGTCTACCGTGATGGTAATTTTCTGCGGGGTGATCTCCTGCACCCAAAAGGCTCCGGCCCGGTAGAGCGCATTTTCGTAGGCCGCGTGATTGAAAGCCTTGTTATGCTCGTCTGTGCAGTCGTAGAGGACGCGCACGATTTTCCCTTTTACCTCCTCCGCCTGCTCATGCGTAAGGAGCCAGCCGTCGCTGTCCTGCGGGGCGTTCAGTATCAGCGCCTCTATGTCGCTGTCCCCGAGGCGAATTGTCTTGTAATGCCGCGTGGGGAGCTGCTGGAATGTGGACGTGACCGCTCCGCTCTCGTCGATGTCGTGGATGTAGTAGCCCCTTTCCTGTCCCTCGTCGTTGAAGTTGAGGGCGGATACCGCTCCGCAGTAGAAGGTGTTCTTGCAGCCGTCGAGCTGCTGGGGGCGGTGGATGTGCCCGAAGCAAACGAGGTCGAAGTCCGCCGCTGTCAGGGTGGCCGGGTAGGCAACAGGCTCAAACTGACTGAAAAATGCCGTCTGCCCGCTCTCCATGTTGCAGCCCGTGATGGTGAAGTGAGACACCAGCACCGACGGGATGCCGGAAATACACTCCGCCTTGAGGCCCATAATCATGTCCTCGACGGCCTTGGTGAAAACCTCGTTTTCCTCCTCCTTGGAGAGGCCGGGATGCTTTGCCCGGTAGTAGCCCCGGTCGAATCCGGGGACGCAGGCGATTTGCACTTTCTTCCCGCTGTCGAGGCGGTAGGAAGTCCATGCCGGGGTCGTAACGATGTCCACATTTTCGTCGCCGTCGAATGTGCTTTCAAGCGTTGCGAACTGCTCCGCGCTGTCGTGGTTCGGGGTGCCCCGCATAACCACCACCGGGCAAATGCTGGACAGCTCCCGGATAAATTTCACCGCCGTCTGCTGCTCCTTGAGGCCCCGGTCGCTCCATACGCGGGCCTGATGGAAGATGTCGCCCGCGATTACCGCAATGTCCGGCTGCTGCTGCCGTGCCCCGGCCACCAGCGCGTCGAGGCACCTGCAAATATCCAGATACCGGGCGTTCTCCCCGTTTACCTCCGGGCCGGGATAGCTGCCGATGTGGAGGTCGCCTGTGTGCAATACTCGAATCATCGTCTCTGCTCCTTTCTCTGGCACTCCCGGCAAAGGGGCATACCGTAGTTTCGGATGGAATACCCAGACACGCTGGGCGAGATGTCCGCGCCGCAGGCTGCGCAGATCGTCGGGTCATATTCCTCCTGCCCGCGCCCCTGCTGTCTCCCCTGCGGGGGCTGCTGCCGTCTCTGCGTCTCACGGGGCGGCTCCTGCGGGGCTTCCTGATAGGCCCGGCTGCCCGGCTGGGAGATGGGCCTCTCCGGTGTCTCGTACTCCATGCCCTCCTCCACGTCGTCCTCGACGAAGATGGCCCGCCGCGCCTCTGTGGTGTGCCCGCCGTAAAGCTCCTGCGCCGTCGTGAACATATGCCGCACGGCCTCCGCCTTTACGGTTTCGTTGTCAAGGTTCGGGACGAGGTACGCCACCACAAAGGGCTTTTTCAGCTCCTCAAGGAAGTACGTCCCCTTGATGTGCATGGCCGCCCGCAGCGCCCGGTTGATCGCCTTTGTCTCGCACATTTCCGACCGGAACTTGAGAAATTCCTTGCGCTGCGCCTCTGTCATGCCCTCGGTAACGTCCTGCACGATGATCTCTTTGTGGGCCACGATTTCGATGTTCTCCCCGGTAAGCTGGGGGACGGAAATCCGGGCCTCGAATTTTACGTCTTTGTTCCCGCAGGATCCGCAGTTGACCGGACGGCCAATACTCCGGTTGACCTCTGCGCACTTCTGGCAGGTGGAGGGGATGATGGGCCGGGTGCCCAAAATCTTGATGCCCGCCGCCCTCATGAGCTTGTTGAGGCCCTTTTTCGTCAGGGCGTATTTCGCCGGGGTCGCCGGGTGCCTCCTTCCTCCCCTGTCCGTCCATTCGTCTTTGGCCTTTTCCTGCACATAGATTTCCCCGTCGTTGAGATTGGTGGAAATCTGCACCGCGTTCATCACAGGGCGGTGAATGTCCGCAATCTCCGCCACCGTCTGCATCGGCACGAGGAGGTTGTACCTCTCCGTCGGGTACTGCTGCGTGATTTGCAAGGCGTTTCCGCCCGTGGTCGCCAAACTGGTATCCATAAAAATCCTCCTATTGCATTTGTCGAACTTCTATGCTACAATAGGGGTGGTTGAGGGGCGGCCCTGTGTTTTCGGACACGGGCTGTCCTTTTTTGTCCCCATATAGCAGTCCGCGAGCTGCGCCGTGAGCCGCCGCAGGCGGTCACTTCTCACGGCCTCCGCGATAAGCTGGGCCATGTACCCCGGCTCCCGCCGCTGGCCCCCGCTGTCTCCGTAGTGCTTGATAATGTATTGGAGCTTTCGCTCCGCGCTCTCGCAGGCCCTACGCCACTCCTGCGGCTCTATGGCCGTCCCGAGGTATCGTTCCGCCTGCTGCTGCATCGGCTCTGCCATTCTCTGCATCACCTCCTGTCGCAGGCTTGTCCTCTGCGTCGTCCGGCCTCCGGGTCAGGCAGTCGCACCGCTCACCGGGGTCGAGGTGATCGCCGCAGTACGGGCATACGTTGTAATACGGCACCTGTTCTATCCCTCCTCAACCAAGGTAAGGCCATCCACGGCATAGCCGCCAGACTTACCTTCCAGTTTGACGACCATCGTGCCGCAACAGTCCCACGGTTCAGAAGCGACCGTCCAGACCTTCCCTTTGTTGGCCTCGCTGACGTGGTAGTTGTCGTTCATCACGACCTTATCGCCCGGTTTCACTTCCTGTCACCTCCTCCAATTTGTTGCACACGAAATTGTGAATCACCGCGTATGCCACAGTGAAGGTGACCGCGATAGCGAGAGATTCCCCGCCCATGGCCGGGCCACCCCGCGCCGCATATCCCGTCGGGATAAGCACCAGCGCTACCAGTGCTGCCGGGGCCGCCGCTGCGACCAGCTCCGCGAAGAACAGTAGCACACAAAGGCCCATCCACTGTGCCTTGCGCCGTCTCCGGCGCTTTTCTTTTGCGCTCATAGCTTCCACCTCCTATCGGTAAAACTTGTGGCCGCCGAACTCAAACAGGAACTCAAGGTTCTGGCTGTGCCAGCCGTCTCGCCCGGTACTCTCGAAGTAAAAGGCACCTTGGCTTTCGTCCCAGCCGCCCATCACCAGCTCAAGCGCCTCATAGCAGCCTGCGTCCGGCTCTGTCGTCCAATACCTGCCGCCCTCGGCCACGGGGGAAAACTGGTTTTTCTGGAATATGACCTCCTCGATGCTGTCAGGGAACTCGTCGCTCCATACCCGGTTGAGTACGACGAGTATCACCAGCGCCTTTCCCTCGACGCTCTCGCCCTCCGCCTCCGCCATGGCTATCTTTGCCAGCATCCGCTCGTCCTCGCCGTCCCAGTCGTAGCTATGAATCATGCTTGTGTATGTAGGCTCCGGCGTGGGCTGCGGCTCTGCCGTGGGCCACGGGGTTTCTGTAGGCTGCGCCAACGTTATCAAGGGTGGGGCTTGCTGTCCGGCAGCCTCCCGTTCTGCCTCCGCGACAATGGAACTTATCGCCATCACCGCGAAGATAAGGGCCACCAGCGCTGTCACAATGACGGGCGGGTAAATCCGTATCTTTCTGCTCATGGTGTCCTCCTCTGTGCTAATCAAGTCCGGGGACGATCTCGCCCCGTTCTTTCCGCTCTGCGGCGAACGTCGTAAGCGCTCCGCAGTAGCAGCAGAAGGTGTCGTCGTCCTCGAAAACTCTGTCCTTGCAGAGCTGCGTACCCATTGCCGAGCAGCGGTTCTTGTCTTTCTCAAGCTCTACCCCGCATTTCGTACAGTACCGCTCAAGGCCCTTATAGGCCCTTCCGCAGGTTGGACAAATGCTCCTTGCCATAACTTAATCCTCCTTGTAGGCTTGTCCGCCTGCCGGGTGTGCGGCGCTCAGTACGCCGCTGTTTTTACTCTGCCGAGATCGCTGCCGCCGAGATCGCTGCCTGTGCGTCCCTTGCAATCTTCCGTAGAATCCGCCGAACGTCCTCCGGGGTCTTGTCCCGGCAACAGTCGTCCGCGATTTTGATTCTGGTGTTGCCAATGGTGAAGTCCCTGACGATGTGCGGGCTTCGCTCTGTGTCGGTCATGCTACCAGCCTCCTCCCCTGCATCTGTATTCCGAGAGGGGTCGTCCCTATTCGGCGGGAGGCTCCCGCTGGAGCTTTTCGAGTACGGCCAGCGCCTCGTCCATCCGCCGCCGGACTTCCAGCAGCTCGTCCCGAAGCTGGGGTAGCTGCTCCGCCTCTCTCTCGTCCACCTTCCCGTCGTCCAGTATCGCGGAGAGTACGGCTGCAACGTCGTTTACTCCTGTCTTCGCGTTTTGCAGCCTGATAAGTACACGCTCTGGCGGCATTTCGGGTATCTCCCGGCAATCCTTTCCCAGCGGACACTCTTGGGAACAGTACCACGCTCGCAGCTCCGGCTCGTTATAAGCGTCGGCCATCAGTGCAACGACGACGTTGGGCGGACGGGTGATGTCCAGCTCATACTTTTTGAGGCTGTCCTCCGTAACGCCGGGGAGGTATTCGACCGCCCCCGCTCTTGTCAAGAGCTTTTCGTTGTACTTTGCGGCCCTCATTCGTGCCTCAAAGTACCTATTGCCAGTGGCCTTTGTAGCTTGCCTTGGCATTTATTTTCGCCTCCTCCTGCGGTAAAATAGGCGTAGGTTGAAACAAAGGGTTTGCCGCTATTCACGGCACTTATCCGGCTCTCCGTGCGCTTGGTGACCCGTTTTGGGTCATTCGTGGGTAAAAAAATTACTTCCTGACGGGCATGGTGTTGTCGAAGATGTCGTCGCCGTAGTAATTCAGCACCCGCTTGATTCGCAAGGCCAGCCGTAACGCAGGCTGCTTATCCCCAGTTTCAATCTGCGAGTAGTGACTGCGGCTCGTTCCAACCGAAACGCTGGAAAGCTTCTTTGGGGTGGGCCCTTGCTCCCCTTCCTCGCGTCACCTCTTTCTTTC